TATACTGTATCATCAAATGAAAACATACTAGTAACTGAAGCAATACTACAATCTATAGAAGTTAAAGTATACTCAGAGTTATTTAAACTATACCATTCACTACTCCCACCTCCAAAAGTACAAGTGGGAGGATAAGTACTACTAGTTAAAAAATAAGCATTCCATTTAATAAATGTAGTTCCAGCGGGACGACTTAATCCACTTAAATAAATAGCTTTATTACTAGTTACTGTTGTTGGATATAAAACAGTTTGGTAGGTATATAAAGTAGTTTGACTATTAGAAGCAGTAGTTTCATTTAGTATGGTAATAGTTTGAGTATCTTGAATAGCAGGAGAAAATGCAGCTCCATTCTTAAGTAATTTTAAAGTATAACTTCCACTTCCACCTGAAGGTATTGTTAATGACAAATCAAAAGAAGCTATTAATTTATAATCTCCTGAATCTAAAGCAGTGTATGAAGCTGATGTTGCTGTAGAATTACCTGGGGTAAATACATTATCACTATCGGAAATTTCTTTATTAAATAAATTAAACATCTTTCCAGTAGATGATTGGATTGGAAATAAATTAGATGAACTTCCTGTAATATAATACGATGATCCTGAATTTTGTGCTGTTATTAAATAGCTACTAGGATCTTCTATATTTTCAAAATATGCTTTAGTATCTATACTACCTGTTCCAAAATATAAAAGAGGACTGTATGTATATCCACTATCGAATATCAATTTTTCTCCGTTGGTAATTTTTTGATTACTATATAGTTGATCATTAAATAATGAAACACTACCTGTATTGTTTATTTTAAATATGTTTTGAACTTCTTGCCAATGAGTATTACGTTGATTTAATTCAGTAAAATTACCATCAATATCAACTAAGTATTTTAATACAGCATTATTACGTTTTGGTAAAAATTTATTTGCTACTATTTCTGAAAATAATCCTAATTTAATTGAATTTCTATCAATAACTGCTGCTTTACCAAATGATGTATCTCCATCAGTATAATCATTATATTTAGCACTAAACAATTTAACCCCATCATAACGTGATAATTGGTGTGTTTTTAAAAATTCATATGAATCTTGTAAAGAAGCTGTTGTTAATAAAGCATGAGATCCTTTTCCTAACATTCCTGAACTGCCTGAAATTTCTAATTTTTGTCTTGTAAGTGAAATTCTACTACTAGATACATTATTTAAAGTAACATTAAATTTAGAATGATTAAATTCATTTAAATTAGCAGAAGTAAGACTAGATGTTAATACTAAATAAGGATTAATATTACCGCTAACAAAATAATTATAAACATTTATTCCACTTCCTGTTATTTCACCAGTATAGTAAGCTACTTTACTTCCTGTTAAATTAGAATATAAATTATTATATTCTGTTTTTATAGTAGGACCACTAACAACACCATCATTTTCTTGTATTTGAGATGTAGATGATGGATTAATATAAGACCATTTATTTCTTTCAAGAACAGGTGAACTAATAGTAACTCCTGTAGATAAATTAACTCTAGCAGGTATATATTCTTTTAACATTTTGAACAATGAATTATCAAAATATTGTATTAATCTAATAAAATTGTTATAATCAGTAGCAGCTATAGAGCTAGTTCCTACAGTATTATAAAAAGGAATTACAGAAGCACTTAAAGGAGAATAATATGTTTTTCTTTCAGATTCTAAAGTAGTATAAGAACTACTATATTGATAACTAGGATCCCCAATAAAGTCATCTAAACTCCAAGTTGGATTAGCGTATGTCGCAATAGATTGGGAAGCAAATATATCGATTTTATCTTGAGGTGAAAATGATATATCTACATAATGTAAATCATTTGTTCTAAAAGATGTGGATTCTGATGGGTATGTTAGTACGCTAATGAATGGTGATAATACACTTCCTGTTACTATACTACTAGATACTATTCTTACTTTATCAGTATTATATTCATTTAGTAATCCGGATTTTAGATCCCCTCCATATTCTTTAATATTTAATACACTACCTGTAATACCAAAAGTAGAAATAAATGATTGTAAACCCTTAACAGTACCTTTATTTTTTGTTAATAAAGGAAGATTATGATAAATACGTTTATAAGTTTCTGCAAGAAGATCTCTGCGAGGGATATTATTTAAATAAAAACTAGATGTAGTAAAACTTGTTAAAGAACCAGTTGCATCAAAACTAGCCGCATTGCTTCCACTGTTAGCACCTAATAAAAAACTAATATTATCTGAGTCTCCATATTTGTTATATAAGTTTACACCTAAAGATTGTAAAGATAGGTATACTAAATCTTTAGAAATACCTTTATCTAAATTATTATTTGCTAAATTTATATCAGTAACTGTTTGTAAAAACACCCAAATATTATCAAAATAATGACCAACCATATTTAAAAAAGTAAAATATGACGCATTATCATCATCTTCACTTATAAAACTAGGAACCGAGTCTGAAAATTTATTATTGTTGTATGTATCATATACTTCAGCACTTGCTGTAGTAGCATTATACCAAGTAGTAACTAATGAAGACCCGGTTGAATAAATTGAATACGGTTTAAATGAACCGGATTTAGGGTAAGGAGTAATTCCAAATTCTACAGATGAAGTTAATGTTGACCCACTTTCAAAATATAAATAAGATTCAAATCCATCAAAGTTAGTAATAGTATTATTTATACTAGCAGTCCAACTATTAATGCTGGTTTGTAAGCTACTAGTAGTAGAAACACTAGAAGTATAATATGATATTAAATTTTGATAGTCTTCAATTTGTTTAACTTTAGTATAAAAATTACTTACACGTTGAATTGCAGAACCAAAAAATGAAAAATTAGAAAGATTAGAATAATCTACATTAATGTCTATACTTTGACTATTAACTAAATTTAATAGTTGGCGATAAGAAGAACTTGGTATAGTGTTATTTATTAAACTAGTATAGTTTAAATATGAAGTAGCAACATTATTATGTTCATTTATTTTAATACCAAAATTAGGACCTCTTAAGTTTTTTACTTCTGGAGAAGGTATTTCGGTATCAATATTAACATCAAAAATATATGGGCTAATTATTTCTTCTACTACCCATAATGAAAACTTTTCAGTAATATCTAAAGAAAGAGGTTGGTATAATTTAAATAATATCTCGTATCCAGTATCAACTTGATTTAAAGCTATATTTGTAGCTAAAACTTGAATATTATTACCAAAATTTAAAATAAAGTCAGTATAATATCTAGAATTAGTAGCTTGATTTATTAATTCAGTTACTTTAGTTTCTAATTCTATGTTAGTAAAAGTAGTAGAACATACTCTTAATTCAGTTCTATCTGAAGATATTTCTTTAATAAACAATTCAGAATTGTAATCTGATATTTTATTTTTAAAGAAGTTATATTGAATTTTAAATTCACCTGAATTGTATCCTAAGTCCTGTATATCTTTAACAGGATCAATTTCAATTATAGGGAAAGAAGAACCAGATGTTATTATAGATTCAACACCTATATTTTCTATTGGTATCGAATTATTAATATTAAAAGAAGAAGAAGAATTAGGAGTTAATCTTGATGTTACAGGTAATTTAAAGTTTCTATAGTTGTAATTAGAATATAATAAATTTCCACTAGTATCATATAAAAAAGATTCTATATAGTCTGAAGATGAGCCAAATTCTTCTTGTAAAGAAAATGAATTAATTAATCTAGCATCATTATCTGAATAACGAGATACTGTATCACTATTTGTTATACTTCCTACTATTTTGATATTATTAGCCATTATTTTTTAGTCAGGTCTTTTATTATCTGTTGTGAACCTAATATTTCGTTTCTTAAAGAAGTAATTTCATCTATTAATGCTTGTACATTATCTTGATTTATGTCTACACCTAAGTATTCAGCTTCTCTACTTAAAATATATTGATGTGAATTAATTTCTCCCTCTTTAGGAATTAAAAAAAATAAATTTTCATATAGTTGAAAGAAATCCTCAATAGTAAAAGAAGGTTGTTCTTCTTCTACATTAGAATTTAAGAATTGTTTGAATTGAGTATTAATTACTCTTTCATAAGTATCCTTATTAAACACAGTTTTTTGTACTGGTATTTGTGACATTATCTTATAACTTTAAAGTAGTAATTATTATCTGATACTACTGTTTCACCATTGGTTAATACAGTTTTAAATAATAACTTGTAGTAACGTTCAGGTTCTAATCCATTCATATATATATCAAAATAGCTACCACTAACATCACAGCTAATTTTAGTATACGTTGTATCATAATCTACGACAATTTCTTCACTATCCAAATCTTTTATTGACCAATATGAAGTAGATGGTAAAGCTTTATTATTTAAATAAACTGAACTTGTTTGGAAAGCTCTAGCTGGAAATTTATCTCGTACATTTATTCTAAATCGTTGAACTGAATCTTGCTGAAATTCACCTTTATTATTACCTAATGAAGGAACAAATAAGTTATTAGAAATAACGGATAATGATCCTGTACTATATGACGAATCATCCCATCTAACTTCTAAACATGGTGGATATATAGTATGAGTATTATCTGAGAAGTATTTTGTTTCAAATTTAGATTGTGTTGTAAATTCTATAGATGAAGAATGTTTTAAAATAAAACCATAGTTGGATATAATATTAGTATAACTTGCGCTTACAGCATTTGTTACTTTTAATTCAATATCTTTAGAAGTTAAATTTGTAAATGATTGTGTTGATTGATAGTTAGAACTAGTATACCATAATCCACCACCTACATTACTTCCACTTGCATAAGAACCTGTAGTTCCAGAAGTAAAAGAACCAGAAAACCATGCACTACCACTATTTTGATCTTTATATTGCCATCCGGCTCCGTCAGTAGTAATAGGAGAATTACCTAGTCTACCTGTACCTTTATTCCAATCAGTTGCTATTGGGTGAGCAAATAACGTATAGTTTAAGGGTATGGATGAAGCGTTAGCTAAATATAACTTTAAATATACATCAAATGCCTTACCAGCAGCTCTAGCTAGTGATTCGCTTATTTGATTAGTTGGGAATTTAATTAAAACACGTGATACCTCATCTGTGCTGTTAATTGATTCAAAGGTGCTAATTTCTAATATTTCATCTAATCCAGTATTTAATGTTGGATAAAATGAATATATTGTTGCACTCTTTTCAGGGAATATTTTGTAGATTGCCATAGTTAGTAATTACTACATATAAATATGTTAAATACCAAACTATTTTACGCTAATAATGCGTGATATTCTTTAAAGTGTTTGATACGATCAGGTAAACCAATTGTACCACCATTAACACGTTTAGTGATAGATGTAACAACTGCATCAGTTGCGCCACCATCCGCTAATTTGTGTAAACCATTTTTATTAAAGAACCAAGCAGCTGATAATAATGCATATTTTTCTGCTACCACTGTTGGGTTAGCAGCAATATCTTCATTTATTGATTTACCAAATGCTGTATAATTATCTTTACCAGTTAATTGAATATATCCACGGCCACAGAATTTAGCACCCTCACCTGACGCTTCAGGTCCGTTACCCATTCTATTACCATAAACTTTATTAGCAATTTTTTCTGGCTTACGTTCGTACTGTTTAGCTAATGCTTCCGTTGGGAAATATTTTTTAAATATACCCATTAAGCCTTTAGCGGAATAATTTAAATTCTCTTTTGTCAAACGAAAACCACCAGATTCATGACCACATTGAGCTAAGAAATGAGCTAAACGTAGTGGAGTATTGATTTGAAATTTTTCCATTACTCCTGGAATTTGAGCGATTACTGTGTCAGGAACATGTCCTTTTAGTTTTTCTAAATTCATATTTTTAATTTTTAACTTACTATTACTCTACCTTGTATATCTGTGTTAGGGTATCTAACTTCAAATATAGCAGGATCTATTGAAGGATATATATTACCATTTCTAGTTGCCCCAGCAATATCATAACCATATGGAGAATAATTGACTCCAGTAGCATCCGTTTTATTTATTATTTCTAACTTTACAACAGAAGCTACTCCTTTTATTTGTAATAATCTAGATGTTAAATCAGAAAGTACAATAGGTTGGTTAATAGACCATCGGTCTATATCAAAATAATCTATTAAAGATGATACACAACTTGTTAGTATATCTTTATTAGAATAACCACTTAGTACTATAATATCAAAATTAACACCTATATTAATATAAAAAGCATCTTTAATATTGATAGAATCAGTAACCATCCTATATTCATTAAGGTACTTTATTAAATTAGTTTTTAAAGTAGGATTAGCTTGTAATAAATGTTTATTATTATTATAAGCCAAAATATATAAATCTAAAGATAAAGGATTATTTATAGCAACTGTACTTACTGTTTGAGTTGGATTATAATTAATATCTTGAGAAATATAAGCTTTAGCTATACTACCATAATCAGAAGGTAATGATAAAGTTCTTAAAATATAATCATTTTTAGTTACTGCTCTTAATTGTGAAGAATAAGCATATAAAGCATTATTTCTAATTTCTTCAACTTCATCTCCATCTCTACCACCTAATGAGGGATATGGATTTCTTGAAATTACACTTTCTTTTATAAAGTCTCGCATTGAAGAGGAAGGAGCAGCACCTTTAAATATAATATCTGTTCTGTCTATTGTAGTAAGATCATTTGCAGGAACATTTGATTCAACACCCCCTCCAACAAGATATTGTACTGTTAAAGTAGTGTTTGAAGGAGCTAATCCATATTCTTTAGTAAATAATACTGAAGCTTCATTATAGTTTTTATATAAATCAGATACCCCTGAAATTGAACCTGATTTAATATTATTAGGAGTGGGTAAAATATATTCATCATTATAATTAGATACGCCTGAACCAAATTCTAGTTGTAGACTATTATCAGATAAAACTCTTGATGTAAAACGTCTAGGTACATTTAATAAACTAGCTAAATAACTAACCCCATCAGATCCAGAAGCAGGATTTGAATTTTTATTTAATATTGTACTTTGAGCTAAGTATGGCACTTCATACCACACATTACTATTACTGTCTGTAACATTTAATATTTGTAAAATATTAGTATCAGAAATAGTTACTGTAGAAAATTTTTGGGGAGAACTAAAAGTAAAAGTTGTTGATTTTATTTCAGCTGAAATTGCTGGTATAGGTTTACTAATTAAAAAATAGTTTGTACCACCTATGTTTGTATATTCTTCAGTACTGCCTGTATATCTAAAATCTATTTCTTGTGTAGTTAGAAATTTAGTACCTGTAGAAGTAGATGTTAAAACAGTATTAGCAGGTATATATACTCCATAATTAGTAATATCTGGTCGTAATGGATTTGATCCTGAAACTGTTGGACATAATTGAAATACATCAACATTAGTATTTGAAGCATAAGATGTTTTAGGACGATAACCTAAAGCATAAGATAAAGCATATAAATTTTCTTTTTCTTTAGCATACAATAAAAAGTTTTCTTGCGTTTGAGTATCTAAATAAAATGACATAACATCTCCAACATATGAAGCCATTTCAATAAACATAGCTCCTGGATTAGCATCTGAGAAGTCATTATATGTAGTAGGAAAATATGTTTTAGCATATTCCTGTAGTGATGTTTTAAAATCACTAAATGTTTTATTTACGTAAGAAACATTTTTATTAGTTATAGCCATTTATTATATAAATTGTACAGTTATTTGATCGGGTTCATTAGAAATTTTTAATCTATATTGTATCATTATACCAATTTGATTATTATCGACGTTAGAGTTAGTTACTTGAACATCAGTTAAAATAATTTGAGGTATAAAAATACTTACAGATTCAGCTATTTTTTCGGTTAATATTTCTGTTAAATCGGAAGTTATATTATCAAATAAAGATTTTTTAATATCTGAACCAAATTCAGGGTTCATTATTCTTTCACCTTTATTTGTAAGTAATAAGTTAATTAAATTAGATTTTATTTGATCTTTAGTAGTATATGTTTTATTAAATACCCCAGGACCATTAAAAGGTAATGATACCCCAATAGCAATTCTTTTTTGTAAATCTAACGGATTTACACGTATTGTTTGAGGTATAGGCATCTTAATCTAAATTTCTTAATCCTTGTTTGTCCATTGGTGACATATTATTAGCAGCATCAGCAATGAAGGCAGCAAATGGATTTATTTTTTCACCTGTATTTTCATCAACAGCATTAATTACTTCTAATTTATTAGGTTGTTGAAAACCAAATGCGTCACCCATCTGTGCCGCTAATTGGCTACGGACACCCCCAGGTAGTGAATTTGTTGATACGTTAGCACTAGTAAAGTTCATAGTTTTACCTTCACGTAATGCTTTTTTGTCTTGTTTAGCCATATGCTCTTCAAGAATGTATGGTAACTCTTCATGAATAGCATCGATTACGGCTTCTTTAATTAATTTTTTAAATGCTTTGATGTTCATAATTATAAATATTTATCCTTGTAAATTCTTTTGATCTATTATTAATTTTAGTTGATCCACTAATATTTGTGGTTCTTGAGTAAATGAATATTCGCTTTTAATACGTTCTACACCATCACGATCTATAGCAGCAGCATAATGTCGTTTAAATCCTTTAACTACTTTAGCAGTATTAACTCCTAATGTTTGTTCTTCTTTTATAACAAATTTAAATCCTTTATATTCTTCAATTACGTTTTGGGTTTGAGTGATTTGATCTAATAAAACAGATAATTGGTTTGTATCTAAAACAGATGTAGTTGTTTCGTCTAATAAATCACTAATATCATGAAGTTGTTGTTTATAATTTTCTAAATCCGTAATAACTTCTTCTAAAATCGGTATAAAAATAGCTAATAATAATGATAACCCACTTGCAATTTTTTCAGCAGTAGCTAATAATCGTTGAAGTTTAATAATTAAATTAACAGGTACACCAATACCGGGTGGTACAGAAGATGGGATGGGAATAGCTAATATTATACTAACAATTGTATCAAATATAGTAATATATACTTCCATCTGTAATATTTGATTTAATACAGATTGAATTTTCTTTTCTTGATTATTTATTATAGCAAGAGCACTATCCCTAGCGGCTTTAGCTTGATTTATTTTTTCTTTTGTATCAGCTGAATCTATAATAAGATTTGTTTGAATGATTAATTCTTCAATTTGTTCACTATCAGATAATATATCAATTAATTTTTCAGTTAGTACTAACGTAATAATAGGAACAAGAGTTTTTTTAAGATTTTTTAGTACTTGCTTTGCTAAATCTTTTCTAGCTTTTCTTTTTTCTTCTTTACTTCTATTTAATTTTTTTCTTAAACTATCTTTAGCCTTTTTAATTTTTTCTTTAGCATCTTTATAAGGATCTGCTATAATTTTAATTAACTTTTTATTTAAGTCATCTTTTTCTTTTTCAAGATCACTTTTAGCTTTTTCATAATTTCTATTTTCATTTAATAATGCTATTTGATATTCTTCTTCAGTTAAAAGAGGAATACCTTTTATAACCTCACCATTAAGTATTATATCAGGAGGATTACGTTTTTTATTTAAGCTAAGTAATGTTTTTTGATGATTAATCTCTAAATCAGCTACTTTTTTTATTGCTTCTACTAATGCATCTTTAAGTTGTCCTACTATTCCAAGTAATTTTTTCTTTAATTTTTGTTTTTCTGCTTCTAATAATTGATCTCCAAATGCTTTAGGATCTTTAATAGCATTAAGAGTCTTATTAATATCAGATGGTATTAAATTAGAAACATTAGTTTGATTTATAATTTGATTAGTAGACATTATGCTGTATAGCTTATTTTAGATTTTAACTTTTCAATGTCACTAAGTCTTTTTTCTAAACGATTTTGTAATTTCCTTCCAGCACTATTTAATTTAGCTATAGGAGCTCCTTCAGAAGGAGCAATAACGGCTGTAGCTGAAGAAGCAAATGATATTAAATCTGATAATACATTTTTAAAAAATTCTACAGTGGTATATCCTAGTAATATAGGTTCACTTGGTAATTTACCATTAACTGTTCCTAAACTTATATTATTAGAATTAAGATGTACTCTTTCTTTAGCGTTTAAATTAATATGATAATCTGTATTTAATTCAATATTAGTTGTAGCAAATAACATTACTTCATCTTTTTTAGAATTAAGTACAATTCTATCTCCATTTAAAATAACTTGAGAATTTTCATACCCTGATACTGATTTAGGATTAGTAAGAGGATTTAAAATTCCTGTTCTATCAGGGTCTAAAGGAATTGCTTGTGTGGATGTTAAATAAATAGAAGAATATTCATTATTTATTTTTTCAATGTGAATTTTTTCATTTTCACTCATTTTATTAATAGAGATAATAGTTAAAGGATCTCCATTTCTACCTTTAGTACTCCATTCATTTAAATTTGTAGTAGATATTGTACTTCCAAAACGAATAGAATTACCTTTCCTACCTTGTACTACATAATCTCCTTCAAAACGAAGTAAATTTTTAATATTAGCATCAGATTCAAATGTTTTAAACTTATATTCATCTCCTGCTGGTTGGGCATTATGTTGGGATAAATTCCATACTGCTAAAGTACCAATATAGTATGTTTGAATACTGTATATATTTTCTTGAGCAGCAGCTGATGGTACTCCTTCTCCAGTTAATATTACTAATTCATCTGGTAAAGGATAAGCTATATTTTGGGAGAGAGGTTTTGCAATAAAACATTCTTCAAAAAATCTATCACTTAAATCTCCAATTTCATCTATAGAGGTTTCATAATCTTTATAAAATATAGTCCCAACAGCATTAAATCCACCTAAACGTTCAAACCAATATTTTGTTGGAGTATTTTCTCCTGTAATGACTCCATATACCTTACCAATTTTTTCTTTAATGGAAGGTATAACGACGGAACCACGACTATTGGGATTTGAAGGTGAACCAAACTGTATAGCCATATTATTTATTTTCTAATTGTACAATGGGAGTTTGTTCAAGTAATTTTTGTCCTTGTTCTTGTACTGCTTTTTGTTCTTCTAATAAAGCATTAATTTCATCCATATTAATTAAATCAGTACCTGAATTAGAGTTAATAGTTGCTGCACGTTGCGCGATAGCTGCTATCTTAATTAATTGTTCGTTATTTTTTACATTAACATCAATTAAATCTTTAACAGTAGGCATTAACATTGTTGCAGAACCTGCATTAGCTGTCGCCATAGGTTTTAGAGTATCAATAAAATCTCCAATCTGTTTATCAATATCTTTATTATTCTTGTGTATTTTTTTAAATAGGTCCGATAAAGACATACCATCGAATACTGTTACATCATCAAAATTAGCCATAAAATGCGTTTACGTATAAATATAAGTAATTAAATCTTTATATATCCATGCTCATAATACTCATTATATAATCGAATACGCAACGTATCTAACTTTTTAATGATTTTAGTGATCTGAGGAGTGGATACATCTGTCATTTCGCGAATATAGATGTATAGAGCTTTTTTATTAAATATTTCTAATGTTTCACGTTTACGAAATAACTCAATAATAGCGTCTGCTGTTTGAGCATCATGTTGTTTGGGAAATAATGAATATATATGCTTATCAATATATCTGATATACTGATTGATAAAGAGATTAGGTGAATGCATTTCATCAATAGCATCCATTGATTCATGTAGTTGAGTTTTATCCTCATCTATTTCATCTACATCAGCTTTCTCTTGTAATTTCTTATAATTATTCTCGTTATATACAATTAAATAACGTTTAGCAATAGTACCAAAATAACTAAATGCTTTACCCTTCTCAGATTTATATAAGTGAAGTTTTTCAAGAAGAAAAGTAATTACTTCATGTTTTAATTCCTCAATTGTATCTGTATCGGTATAATAAAATTTGAACGTATGAATAATATTCTCGGCTAATTTATAAAAACCGTATTTAATACGTTCATTATAGATACGATTACGTTCAGCCATATCTGTGGTAATAAGATACTCTACAATAGCATCCTCAGTATCTTGAGTAAAATATATTCTAGGTTCTTTAGGCTTACGTTTACGAGGTAGCCCTCTTTTAGTTAAAGCAATTACGTCATCTTCAGCAAAGATATCTAAGTCGTAATCTTCTTCATTATATGCCATTCTGTTATTTTAATAACATTATACGAAAAGAAAGGGACGTAACCAAACTAGTTTTTACGAATATTGAATTGACTAACTAGAGTTTGTATTTCCTTTAAATTATTAAAGAAAGTACCTACTTCATCGTCGGCTTGAAATGCGCCTTGTAAATCTAATTCTTTTAAACGAGTTTCACCATCAGCAGCAATGATACCAATAGCATCAATATATTGTTGTTGTTCAATAAATGCCTTTTCTAAAGCATTATTACGTCTAACAAGTAAAAAAGCACCAATGATAGCTAATTCAATTAAATGAATTATTAATACCCATAAAGCTATTACCATAATTATTGTGGTCTAAATTGTTGATCAAAGTCATCCGGTTCAATAGAAATCATTTCACGAACAGCTTCAACTTGTTCTTTTAAAGTTTCAATAGACTCATTAACACTTTCTTGTGTTCCTCCTCTATTTACTTGAATATGAACTCGGTTAACCGCAGTTTCTAGTTGCACTAATTTGTCTAGCACGTTGTTTTTGTATCTCATGTGATATATGTTTATATATAAATATACGCTTCTTTATGTTCCTGTTAATTTCTAATTATAAAGTTAAGTTACGTGAAATTTCTTACATTTCCAAAGAAAAAGGATAACGTTTGTTATCCTCTATTTCTAATGTTTTTTATTTCTTCTCGAATCATTGCTTTTAGCTGTTCCTTTACCTGATTAATTTTAGGTGAACGCTTAAGTACAGTATTAATCATATTAACTATTTCGGGTTGTTCAACAGTAAATTCAAACGTATTATCTAAGTTATTATCTGTTATATCAAAGCTATCAATATTAATATTTAATGCTTGAAGATGATTAAGCAATGCCGCTTTATCTTCCATTTTTAGTTTGTAATGTTTTGCCATATCTATAAATATTAATTTCTAATAGTCTGCTCAAGTTGCTGTTGCCTACACTTATCCTACGCTTATACGTATATACTACTGTTATGCGTTTAAATCGTCCATTTTGTATTTTTTACCTATACTTTCAACTACAGTACGTGCACTATCAGTATCAATAATAAAACCCTCGCGATTTGGGTTAAGACGCATACCAAGCAATTGAAGATGTTCATGTATTTCTTGCTCTAACATGCGACCATTAGGACACTTATACGAAAATACAGGATACCACGGTGCAACTACGCCCGTTGCCGCATTAATCTGGCGTACGCGATCATATACTGTTGTTGTCGTATAGCCAATCTTACACACACCCGGTATGGATGGATTAACTAGAATGTAGATGTAATGGGGATGTTGGGGAATATTAGTAGGATCAATCCAGCTGGCACCATAATATGTTATTTCATCCCACCCTGGATTATTTGTATCGGGGGTCAGAGTGTAAGCAACCACTTCACGCATACTATATTTAAATGATATTTGTGGATTAAGCTCACGATATTGTTGAGCTTCCTGTTGTGTTATTAGTTTCATATGGGTGAACGTACGGCGATGATTTTGCCTCTACAACATCTTGATTTAGTATTGCGGCATCCCATTGCTCTAGCGTCATACCGTGTTGTTTAGCGGTTTCCTCACGCAACTGACGCGCGTGTATTTCAAATGCTTCTTTAGTTAGCAATATGTTGCCTGTATATTTTTTCATGTCAATACATATATACTTTTGTCGATGCAAAAAGTTTGTTAAAAATTAGAGTTGAGGTTATGTAAAGTGGGTGTAAAGGGGTTATTTCGGAATCGCGGATATGCGTATATACTGTCGGGGCGTAAAGATCGTATTTTCGTTGAGAATATACATAGCTTTGCCTCTTTTTGTGCGCGCCGTCGATGGACCGCAATTGGCGTGGGAGCAATCCGCGATCAAACCGCGCGCGCCCCGCTATCAACCGATATCGTCCCGATCCCCATAGCTTTTTTGTACAACGCGCGAGATTTTTGTACGCGCGCTAGATCTTAACACCCACACGCGCTAGCATATCCTTGTATTCACTTGGTGATTTATCATTGTAGCTGGTATTTGGTTTAACATCTTCAACATCACCCATCAGCTCATCTAATATCGATTGTGCTTCTTGTTTGGTTACCCATCCATCTCCATCCATGTCGATTATGTTACCTACATAATACATGTCATTCATGTTCATTAAATCGTTTACGTTCATATTATTAATTGTTTATTATTTATTATAGGTTTGGTTGTAGTATTGTGTCCAATGTCCACCACCTAACATTGATGATGTACTACCATTTCTAAAAGCATCTGCTATCTGCTCTTTTTCTACATTTAATTGACTTTCGCACATATCTATTACTTCAATAGGTATATTAAATTCTAGTTGATATTCTTTTAATTCATCTAGTAATTCTTGCATTGCTGTTTTCATGTGTTTAATTATTTAATTTGTTCATTATATCTATAATGCTATATACTTTAGCTAATTCGTCATCAATTAATCTACGACCTTCGTCTTGACTAGCCACGGGTATCATTCTATTATTACCTAATACATACCATCCATCGTATCGTTCTTCCAAGCGTAATGGACCACTTAAATCGAATGACTCACCGTCTGTAAATGTTAATTTGCTCATGTGCTTAATTATTATTATTGTATTTAGATAGACATTCAGGACAACCTATGTGTTCAACGCCTTCGATCTTCACCCAATTACTACTTAACATTGGTCGATCACACATTGTAACATACTCGCCTGACTGAGCAATGTGAGCTGTATTACTCCAAACATCACCTCGTCCCCCGAATGCATAATGCTGGGATTTTAAATCACTGATTTTTAAACGGTTATTTACTCTAGCAGCATTAGCTAATGCTTCATCTGCTTGTCTTTCTAATTCTCTAACTTGTTTAGTTAACATATCTTTTAATTTTTATTAT